CCTCGCAAGTGCATTCGGGGTGACGCCCGACGGGGGGTACCCGTGGAGGGGGGTGGGGGGTATTTACGGGCTCGTGCTCCCGTTGGGAGTGGTCGCCCTCCCGTAGGCACTGCTCCCCACTCCCCGCTCCCACCCCTATAGGAGGGTGGGAGCGGGAGTGGTGGGAGCCACTCCCGGGGAGCGCTCCGGGAGTGGTGGGAGCACTGACCTACCTGCAACCCATAGGGTTAGTTTATTGGCCTCCGACTCGGTCGTTTCGACCGTGTCAAGCTGGCCACATTCCCGCCGTTGGAATGAGGTGGTTGGCTGCCGCGTAGGAGCCATCGATGCTGACTCGCCTTGCCGCCTTCCTCGCCGCTCTCCTCCTCGCCGCTTGCGCCATGCCTGTCGAATCGGAAGGGTCGCCAGAGGTCACCGGGGAGGCGGAGGAGGCCTTGGGCAGCTCGTGCAGGCTCGTGGCCATCGAGGGCATTTGCAAGGCGTGGGCGAAGACGGAGGTCACTTGCGGCGCGCCGGGGTCGATGGCGCAACATGTGAGCGATTGCCTCGTGAGCTGGAAGGTCGAGAAGCAGCAGGGGATGGGCGACTTTTACGCGAGCTGGATCGACTGCACGGCGAAAGCGCATGCGTCGCGCTGCGACCCTGCGGCCTCGCTCGCGTGCTCGGCGGCAGCGAAGGGCGCTACGAGCTGCCCGTATTGACGACGCGGAACGGCGCGCCTTTGCCGCCTTCGATGCGCTCGTCTCGCTGGAGGCGACTGATTGCGGCCTCGATGTCATCGTTTCGGCCGCTGATCAGGCCCTTGAGAGCTTGGCGCGTGGTGGGAGGGTTCTTCGCTCGAACGAGCGCCTTCTCAAGCTCGACCATGAGCCGCTCGAGCTTCGCCTCGCGGACGGCCGTCTTCGCTTCCTCTCGCTCTTCGTCGCTCTGCTCTTCGGGCTTGGCGCATTCGGTGAACGTCATCGCGCGCCGGTCGAGCGCCATCCAGAGCTCTCCCGTGGGCCCATGCTTGTTCTTGGCGATCTTGACGTGGACCTTCTCGCCATCACCCTTCACGCTGCGGAGCGCGAGCATGATGCGAGCGCTGTACTCGATGGCGCCGCTCTCTTTGCCCGCGGCCATGTCGTCGGTCTGCTCGGCGCTCTGAACAGAGCGATACGCGCCGCGGCTCATTTCACTCGTAGCGATGGCAATCAGCTTGTAGGCCGAGGCGCAGGCACGCAGCGCTGCGACGTTCGCGCTCACCACCTCGCGCGGGCTCTCGGCCGCAGCAGCGAGGTAGGACGCAACGGACTGAACGCTGTCGACGAGGAACACGGCGCGCCTGTTTTCGGCCTTCGCTCGGTCGGCTAAGTCTTTGGAAGCACTCTCGATTGTCCAGCCGTGCGAATAGAGCTCGACGGGCAAGTCGCGTAGTGCATCGGCCATCGCGTCGATGTCCATCGAATCGCGTACCTCGCATTGCGAGCGCTGCCATCCGGCGCGTTGCGCGATGCGGGTTACGATGTCGCTCGGCTCTTCATCGACGGCGAGGATGCCGACCATGATGCCGCGCTGCGCCCACGTGTGGAGGAGCTGGACGAGCAGGCCAGTCTTGCCCGCGTCGGGCGCGCCGAGGAGATAGATGCGCGAGCCGTAGACGGGTCCGCCGCCGGTGAGATCGTCGAGCTTTGCGATGCCTGTCGGCTCGTGGACGAGCGGCCCTTCCTTGCGCCATTGCTCGAGCACGTCGAGCACGGTAAGCGGCGCCGGAGGCTTTGCGGGCTCCTCGGCGATGGCCGAGCGCTCGACGTCGTTGTCGACGATGCGCGGCCGCCAGCCGCCGGGCGCATCGTCGTCGGTGTGCGGCGGCTCGTCGTTCCAGAAGTCGGGCGGCTCGGCTTGCATCACGGCTCGCCGCGCTTCTTTTCTCGAGCCCAAGCCTTGACGAAGGCGACCTCTTGCCAATCTGGATCGCTCTCCTCGCCGAGTTCCCACGGCCCGAAGTCGGATGCTTGCTCGATGACGTAGCCATCTCGGTCGAAGTCGTACGAGATGCGAATCCCGTCGGCGGCGCGGACATCGATGAGATCCACCTCAATGTACTTCTTCTCGCTGCTGCGCGGATACCAGAGCGATGCGAACATTGTGTCACCGAGTTGGTAGCATTCATCCATCGACAGAGGCTTGCGGTCGTCGTTCATTGCTTCACCTCTACCAGCTCATCCGGATGGCAGCCGAAGAACGCAGCAGCCTTCTGCCTCGCCTCGAACCACGACTTGGAGAAGACGGCGCAACGAGTCCCCGTGGGCCCGATGAAGTGCCATTCGACGGGATGCGCGGGCGGCGTGCGTTGCTCTTTCACGCGTTGTCCCTCGGGTTGAACCCCAAACACATTTTATTGGCGTGCCAGCAGAAGACGCAATCAGGCAGATGCGCCTGCATCGAATGGCCGCACCAACAAGGAACCCTTCCCGGCACCCCCGCCGAAGCGGGGGGCGAGGCGGGCGCCGTATGCGTTGCCTCGACCGGCGTAGAGTTTCTCGCGGAAGCCGCCGGCCCGAAAATCGTTTGCTGTGGCGCGCTCTTCTCGGTCTCGAGAAAGTTCCGAGCCTCTTCGAGGGCGCGATCTAGCAGGCGCCTTTTCATGAGCGAATCATCGATGGATGCGGACTGCTCGCGCTGAAGCCTGACCATCCAGTAGAGCGTCTCAAGGTGGTGGCGCGCGTCCTTCATGGCCTGAGCACCTCCGAAAGCGCGAGCAGGGTGCCCGTGAAGATGACGAGCACCAGAAGAATGAAGCCGGCGGGGTCTTCGCGAATCATCGTTTGCTCTCCATTTCTCGGAGTTTTCGCAGCGCCAACCAGGCCCCAAGCTCGGTCGTCACCCGGTCGAGAATCGCGTGCGCGAGTTCAGGCCGCTTCGCCTCGAGCAGCTCCGCCGCGAGGCGGATCTGCTCGTGGACCGGCAGTGCTCGGATCTCGTCGTTGATGCGCTCAATCTCGGTCATGGCGTGAGCTCCTCCGTCCAACGCTTCAGCGAAACGGCGAAGTCATCGATCTCGTGCGGCGTCGCGATTCGAGACCGAAGCAACGCGTCGAGCAAGCGCGCGGCGGCGCGGAGTTCATCGTGCGGCACTTCGTCGTCCGTGAGGTGCCGGAGCTGGTCCAGCAGGGCCTCGCGGGACCGCTCGATGAGGGCGGCGCGCTGAGGAACCGACGGGCGCTGCGAGTCGCCGGTCTCCGCGGCGCGGCGCGCGTCGTACATCTCGGTCGTGAGCACGAACGCCAGCGCGCCGGCGGCGAACGCGGCCTCGAGGAAGAACGCACGGAGGTGCGCGGCGAGCCGCGGGACCTCGGCGCGCGCGTGCTCGAGCTCCACCGAGTAGCTCCGCTGGCAAACGGCGTGCGTGAACTGGAGCATGGCGGTGCCGCCGAGCCGCTGGATGCCGCAGATCTCCCACCGGGTGCTGTTGAGCGCGCGCCGCAGCGCCTCGGCGTGGCCGCACGAGGGGCAGGCGGCGAGGTGCGGGTTGTCCATGGGGGCCGCCGCACTCATCGGGCCGCTGCCTTCGCCTGCCGCTCCGCCCACTCGGCGTAGATGACGTGCAGGTCCGCCACATCGTCTGGGCTCGCCCCGCGAGCCGACGCTGCCCAACCGAGGAGCGCGATTGCGAGCCGCTCGGCGTCGTCGACATCAAGTGTCGTTCGATCGCCAGACCCCGGGAGAGAGGGCTGGAGCAAGTCACCGCGCGCCCTCAGCGTGAGAGCACCACACCCAAAGATCTCTTCGTCGCTCATCGTGCAAACCTCCTTCGGATCTCCGTTCCGATGCGGCGCGCGGCGGGGCGCGAAAGACGTGAAAGTTGGACCTCCTCTTCGGCCAGGAGCAGCGCAGACGAGAGGGTGAGAGTCGGGTCCAGCGTCCCAAGGAACAGCTCGACGACGACCTCCTCGGCGGCGGTCAACTCGCGGCCGCCAGCCGCCGGGCGCATCGTCGTCGGTGTGCGGCGGCTCGTCGTTCCAGACAGGGCAGACCTGCGCACCAAAAGATCTCCTCATTCATCGTGGCGCCTTCTTTCCGTGCACTTCCTTCGGCCTCGCCGCGAGCTCATGCGGCCCGGGCACGCCGAGCAGGAGCAGCCGCGCGCCCTTGATTGCGGCGGCGAGATCGTCCAGCTCATCGGCGGGCACGAACTGCGAAGCGATGCGGGCGCCGAGTTCGTCGAGCCGCTCGATGATCACGCCGCGGCCGTGCCCCTCGGATGTCTCGCAGATGCGCATGCGCGCCCGCCCGCCGTTGGGGCGAGCCTTGTCGAACATGGTTCCGACGCTCATGCCTCGCCCCATGAGGTGCTGAGCCTCGCCTGCGACATGATGGTGATGCGGACGCCGGCGGGCGCTTTGGTGCGCTTCTCTTGCCCATAGTCCCACTTGACCATTGGGTCGCGGTCATTGATGCCGAACGCATCGGCGATGCCATCACGCACGCCTTTCAGCGCGCCGCGCAGGTTGTCATCGTCGAGCTCACGCGGTGCGACGCGCACGAGCATCACAACGAAGGGCGGCGATTCGCGCACCTGCTCGAGCTTGCTGCGCGTGATGATGCCCGCCGTCCAGCGCTGCGACTTGACGAGCTTGGCCTTGCGGGCCCAGTGCATGCGCGCATTCGCGAGCGACGGCGTGGTGAGGGGCAGCTCGAAGGAAATCACCAGCCCCTCGGCACGCGTTGGAAGTGCGAGGCGGCGCCCGGCGGAAGCTTGCCGTAGAGGACGATCCGACCGTCCTGTGCCGCCGCGACGTCGAGCCTGTCGTGCGCATCGCGCAACGCGTGCTCGACGCTCTTCGGGTCGGCAGAGAATGGAAAGCAATCGTCGGGAGAGCCCGCGCCCACGGGGAGCTTGAAGCCCTCCTCGTCATGGCGACGCGGAGCGCGGCGGAGGTATGCATCGCGTTCGATCGTCCTCGCCACCGGCCGCAGAGTCTTGAAATACCCAATCGCGCTCACTTTCCACGCCGCCTTTCTGGGGGCGGAGTTGTCGCCCACCACAGAAGCCAAAGAACGAGACCCCATCCGACGAGACCGATTGCGTCCACGCCGCTCCTCTCGAAAAGTCAGCCGGCGGGAATAGACCGCCAACGCGTTGACGTAGGTGATCGCATGGGCCTATCCCGCCTTCCGGTGAGCGGGCTCTCGCCACGTCGCGGGGGCGATCTCGAATTCGCGGTCAAGCGCGAGCGCGGAGTCGAGGCTCGGCGCCTTCGCGCCGCCGAGCCACCGCGAAACCACGCCACTAGCCACGCCTGCGCGCCGCGCTACGTCGGCCTGCGAGAGCCCAAGCCGACCCATCGCAGCGGCGAGCAGCCGCGCACCCTCGTTTCGAAATCTCATGGTTCGGCGAGTGTGCCCGAAACGAATGCGATGTCAATGGCCATCGACAGCGATGGCGATGAACATCTGCCCATGGGTCGGAAAGGTTCCGGTCCATCCCTATTGCCTTTGACGATGTCAAAGGACATCGTCAAAAGCGTGACTCCTATCCAGAGGATGCGCGCTGAACGTTCACGAAAACGTCAAGCCGCGATCGTGATGAGAATCGCGTTCGCGATGAAGATGCGGGAGCTCGGAGCGAACGAGCTTGACCGGATGATGGGCCAGGGCATCGGGCAGACGTCGCGCCTTACGACCGGGAAACGGCCGCGTCCCGTGTCCTACGACACCCTGCTTGAATATGCGGCGGCGCTGCGCATTCGGTTCGAGTGGCTGGCCGAGGGGACGGGGTTGATGGAGGAGCCGGCGAACGAATCGCAGGGCAAGAAGGAGCACGACTCGGGCGAGATGGCTGCTGTCAAACGGTTGACGGGGCGGCCCGGACCACGACGCTAATGTCAGGGTTCGGGGTTCTCCCGAGCCTTTTTTTGTTCCCCGTTGCGATGTCCATTGACATCGCTGTCGATGGCCATCATCATCGGGCCGATGAACGACAGCGGATCCGCCCTCCACGCCTCGCTCGCTCTCTCCGTCCTCGCCACGCGAGGGATCCCCGCGAAGCTCGCGCTTCGTGTGGCCGTGCTTACCGAAGCGGCCGCGCGCTTCCTGCCCACGGATTGGGCGCAGGAGCTCGCGCGAAATGTCCTGCACGTCGTCTCGTTGCGCGAAGAGGTCGGCTCCTCTTTCGGGATTCGCGAGACGGTCGAGCAGGCGATCCAGGCTCGTCGGGTGAAGCGAGAGGGGCCGGGCGCGTGGCTGTGGCCGGATGATGTCGACGGCGCTGCGGTCGCCGAGGCGATGTCGCGTGCATGGAAGCAGGTGACGGCGTGAAGGCTCTCCTCCTCGTTGATCTCAGCGCGATCTTCTGGTGGCTCTGGCACGGCTCGGCGAGTCAGAGCCGCGAGGCGCCCTACGAGAGGACGCTCGGCAAGGTGATTCAGCTCGCCGAGGGCTACGCACGCGTAGCGGTATGCTGCGACGCGGGCACGTCGTGGCGTCGCGAGATCTACCCCGACTACAAGGGCAACCGGCCGCCGCATGACACAGAAGCCATCGAGCAGCTCGACAGCGTGAAGAAGGAGCTCGCGCGGCGAGGCTTCACCATGTTCGAGGCGCCCGGCTTCGAAGCGGACGACATCATCGCCACGTGCGTGGAGTGGTTCTGGCAGAAGGGCCCATCGCATGGCGAGGTTCACATTGCGAGCCGCGACAAGGACATGTTGCAGCTTGTTTGGTGGAACGACTCGAACGGCAACGGGACGCTCGCGCTCGACCCTCAGAGCGGCAAGCTCGGCGGACCCGTCGAGGTCGAAGCGCGCTACGGCGTGACGCCGGCGCAAATGGTCGACTTCCTCGCGCTCGTAGGTGACTCGAGCGACAACGTGCGCGGCGTCGAGAAGGTCGGCGCGAAGCACGCGCAACGCCTGCTCGCGAAGTATGGGACCGCCTCGAAGTTGTGGGGCGCGCTCGACGAGAAGAAGGACGGCAAATGGGCAATCGAGCCGCCTTCGGTGCGTGATTCGCTGATTGCTTCGGCGGACATCTTCGCACTCGCTCGCAAGCTGATTACGCTTCGGACCGATGCGCCCATCGACTGCACGGCGCTCGAGAAGGAGCACGAGACTTCGGCCGGCTTCGCAGCTGGCGAGGGGACCCAACAGACCTCTCACACGCAGCCCGGCCGTGGGGCCGATGAGCCGGGCACTTTCTCAGACGCAGAATTCGAGGAGGAGGCCGACACGGAGCCGGCGCCTCCGCAAGCTTCGGCTCTACCCCTGCACGCGACACCATCGCAACCGCAAGGGGCAGCCCCTCCGAGCCCGGCCGGAGTGGCCGAAGAGCCGGGCACTTCTACGGCTCTTGCCACGGTGAGGCATGAGCGCTTCGCCCTCGCCCTCGAGCCGAGCAACGTGAGCAACGCATACACCCTCGCGAAACACCTCTACAACTCGGGCCTCTTTCGCGCGCACAGCAACCCGGATTCGATCTTCGCCGTGATTATGACGGGCCGCACGATGGGGCTCGACGCGCTCACTAGCTTGAGGGGCATGCACATTATCGAGGGCAAGCCGCAGATCTCGGCGGCGCTCATGGTCGGGATGGTGCTGCGATCGGGCCTCGCCGAATACTTCGAGTGCATCGAGTCGACGGACGAGCGCGCGACGTGGGAGACCAAGCGAGTCGGCGCGCGGAAGGAACGGAAGGAGTCCTTTACGATGAAGGACGCCGACGTCGCGGGCTACACCCGCAAGTCGAACAGCGGCAAGCCGACGCAATGGCAGAAGGGCCCGCGGACGATGCTGCGATGGCGCGCCGCCGCCGAGCTCGCACGCGAGGTCTATCCCGACGTCGTGAGCAACGTATACATCCCGGGGGAGCTGGAGGAGGCATCGTGACTGCCCCCACGCGCCCAACGGGGGGGACCATGACCGATCGCGTTCTCACCGCGGAACAAGCAGCCGAGCTCTTGCAGCTGCCGATCTCGACGGTCTCGCAGCTCTGCCGCCAAGGCCGCATTCCCGGCGCGCAGAAGCTCGGCCGGCAGTGGCGCATCAATGAATCGGATGTCCTTGGCCTATTCTCTGAATACCTTCGGCCGCTCGACCCGCCTGCTTTCCCTGGCGTGTACTTCATCCAAGCCGGGACGGCTGGGCCTATCAAAATCGGTGTCGCATCCAACATCGCTAAGCGATTCGCTCAAAACCAAACCGGTAACCATGTCGAGTGTCATCTCGTCGGGTTTTTAGAAAACGCCGACAGGGCCACCGAACAGCGGTTTCATCTACGGTCTGCGGAGGCGCGCCTTCGTGGCGAATGGTTTCGCCCGGTTCCTGCGCTCGTGGCCTTTGTTATGAGCCTGGTGTGAGCTCCCTCGTACTCACCGCAACTGACGTCGCGGCCGAGCTCAAGGTGTCGCTCTCGCGGGCTTACGAAATCATGCGGGAGATCCCGCACCTGGTGAGCGGCCGATCGGTGCGGGTGACACGGCGAGCGCTTGACGCGTACCTTCGACGAATCGAGGAACCGGGATGGCACGACTCTACAAGCGCGGCGAAACGTGGTGGGCGACGTTCTACGACGCGAGCAAGCGCCGACACCGCGTGTCCACCCGATGCACCGACCGACGAGCGGCCGAAACCGTTGCGGCTCGTCTCGAGCGAGAAGCTGCAGATCCCCGACATTCGGCCGCGTACGCGACCACGCTCGACAGCGCCCTGACGCACATGCTCGCCGACCGGGCGCAGCGCGGGCGCGCGGCGGGGACGGTGCGCATGTACCAAACGAAGGCCGCGCACCTCGTTCGTGTCCTCGGGCGTGACACCCGCCTCGGGGAGCTCACCGCGGCGATGGTCGATCACTTCATCGCGATGAGGACGTCGGAGGGCGCGGAGAGGACGACCATCGGGAAGGAGCTCACCACGCTACGGGTCGCGCTCAAGCTCGCGAAGCGCCGTGGGGAGCTCGTCGTCGACGTGGACGCGATCATGCCGGTTGGCTGGGCCGTGGGCTACAAGCCGCGCGCCCGGGTGCTTCGGCGGGCGGCGGACCTGCAAAGGCTCGTCGACGCCCTACTCCCCGACCGGGCGGCGCACATGGCATTCATGCTCGCGACCGGCGCGCGGTACGCCGAGAGCGTGCGCGCTCGCAAAGCGGATATCGACCTCGAGGGCGGCATGGTGCGCATCCGCGGGACCAAGACGGCGGGCGCGGCGGCGACGATTCCCCTCGTGTGGTGGCAGATCACGATCCTGCGGATGGTCGTCGACGTGACGCCCGACTCGGGGCCGATGTTCCGCGGGTGGGGCAACGTAGGCCGGGAGCTCCCCGACGCGTGCCGCGGCATCGGGCTCGAGCCGCTCACCCCGAACGACTTGCGGCGCACGTGCGCGACGTGGCTCCGAGCGCAGGGCGTCGAGCCTTCCCTCCTCGCCGGCGTGCTGCGTCACCGCGACTCGAGGATGGTCGAGCGCGTCTACGGGCGCATCGCTCCCGACGCGCTCGGGGCGTTGCTCCGGGCCCGGCTCGGGGAAGATCATCACCAGGTGATGAAGTCGTCGCCGGGTGCGTGTGACACCGGTGTGCCAGAGGGTCGCGGTTTCGGTGCAAGCGGTGCGAGCAGTGGAAACGCGGCCGCATCGGAAAGCGCTTCAATTCATGCGGATCTGGTGCCCAGGGACGGAATCGAACCGCCCACACGAGGATTTTCAATCCGCGCGTCGCGTCGCGAATACGACGAGCGATCCAGTGCAAAACGCGATCGCGCCGGCGCCCGTGTGACGCCGGCGTGCCAACGCAAGGCGGCCGGGTGACCTTCGGTAGCTGAAACCGCTTCGTGCGGGAGAGGAGTCGAGAACATGAATGAGCAAAAGCCCAGCGATGGGGCAACGGAGAACGAGCGTGGCGCCCCCGACGTGTTCGAGCGGCTACGTGGATTGGAGACCGCTTTTGCCTCGCTCGAGAAGTCGTTGACGCAGCGCCGCCGGCTCATGATCGCGCAATCCTTCGTTGTCGCCATGCTCGCATCGGGGAAAGAGGCCTCCGACGAAATCATCGAAATGGCGTATGTGATGGCAGACGAGCTTCTTGCGCAAGAAGGCCACGACGATGGACAAGCAAAAGCCCAGCGATAGGGACAGCGGAGGGGCGTTCAAGCCGATCGCGGTGCTCGTGCAGGTGCCGAACGATTGCGAGAACTGCAAGAACACGAGGCGCGTGCGGGGTGGCCTCTATCGGGAGATGGGCGAGACGGTGACGTGTACCGTATGCAGAGGCGCGCCGCTGCGCACCATCGCCATCCCGTGGGATCGATTCGTGGAGCTCATGCACGCCCCCGCGGGCGAGGAAGGGCGGGAGAAGTGACGCAGCCTCAGGACATCATCGGCGCCGAAGCCTTGGCGAAGCTCGAAGCCGCCGGCTTCAGCATCATGAGCTCGACCGCGGTCCGCACGTGGGTCGCCGAAGCCGAGGAATCGCGCGACCGCATCAAGAAGGTCGCGAAGGCGGCGATCCGCGCGGCGGACACGCGGGCGCTCCTCGTCGAGGTCTTCCGGAGCAACGGAAAGATCCAAGTTCTCGTCTGCGATCCCGACGGGAACGAGAAGCAGACGATCCGGCGAATCGTCGAGGCAATCGGCGCGACGGAGATCGAGGACGAGCTGCGCGAGGTTCCCGGCCCCGCACCCGAGGCCAAATGACCATGCCTGCGCACATCCCGCTGATGCGTGCTGGAAACTGCGACGACAAGTCGGCGGAACTACGCACACTTCGCAAGTGGCTCGTTTGCTCGGTGTGCGCCTGGGGGTTCCTCAAGAGAGCGCTCGATGATGTCCCCGCGGGCGAGGAAGGATGCCCGCGTGCGCGCCAGGCTTGAGGCGGCGGAGCGGGTGATCGAGGAGACCTGCGAGACATGCGACCTCTGCCCCGCGATTGCTACGCAAGGTCTCGGTGGAGGTGGATTCTACTGCGACGATCACGCGGATTCGCGCTGCTATCAGCGAGACAACGCGCCCGCGATCCGCGCCTGGCTGGCGCTGCGCGGAAAGGGCGAACCGTCGAAATAGTTCACCAAGGGGCTTGACCACTGCGCGCGCAGTGCCCATACTGTGTCTCATGAGCAAGACGACGAGCAAGGTGCTGACGATGGTGGTGGGCGGATGGTGCTGCGAAATCACGGTGATGCTGGCCGACGGCGCCCGGCTGTACCGCGGGATCGCGGCGACTCCCGCCGAGGCGATCGCGGCGGCAAAAGAACTGGCGGGGAAGTGAAGGAGATGACCATGGCTACGAATAGCTGGATCGCGCACATCGATGTGGAGGCGGTGGTGGACGAGATCTCGCAGAATATCCGCGACACTATCCTGGAACACGGGGGGAATCCGTGGTCTCTCGATGGGCTCCGGGCAGCCGGGTGGGAGTCCGGCGATGACGCGATCGAGGCTCAATACAGCGAGGCATGGGACATTTGGCGGCGCTTTAACTATGGCGGATCACTTGATGAATTTAACCGCGATTGGCTCGTCGCTCGTCGCCTTTTGCTAGCCCGCTGGGGGACGTAAACTGGCGCTTGCATTCGAACGAGCATGCTTGGCAGCTCTTGGCGAATCCGCGTACGACGCAATCGAAGAGGCGAATCATGATCACCGACGACGAAATCAAGGCGCTCCGCCGCGAGGCCATGCTGCAGGTCGCGATTTGCGATATCGCGCTAGGCTTCGACGGCGATTTCTACGAAGAAACCCTCGCGAGCGAAATCCGCCGCGAGCTCGAGACCCGTGGGATCATCCCGGAGCACGTAGGCGCCGGTGCCCTCGCGCGAGAAGCGTGCGAACAGGCGGTGCGGTCATGAGCGCGCCTACCTACACGGTCGAGGCCTCGCACCCTCGCCCCACCACGACTGGCGTGGAGCGCGGCGTGGACGTGGACGTGGACGTCTACGGCGCCGATGGCGACATCGTGTGCTCGGGAGGGGTCACGCTACTCCCCGCTGCCGACGGGCGCAGCCATTACGAATCGTGGGGCGAGCGGAGCAATTGGATGAGCTCCGAGCTGGTGCGTTGGAGCGACGCCCAAGAGGACGACATCCGCGCCCGCACGGATATCGAGGAGGCGGCAGCGGCGGCCGCCGGTCGCCCGTGAGCAGCAATCCGAAGGGCAGCCCGTACCGCTCGATGGCGCGGGCTGCCCGCAAGCGCCCGGGCATCCAATTGACGCTCTCGCGCGAGGCGATGGAGTACCTCGCCGCGCTTGCCGAGGTAGGCGAAATGAGTCGCTCGGAAGTACTCGAAACGCTCCTGCGACACCATTGCACCTGGTCGTGTCCCGTTGGCGTGCCCCGAGCGGTCGAACGCGCATTCACTGGCGCGGCGCTGCGATCACGCAAATAGCGCGTCGAGGTCGACCCACCCGCGCACGACCCTCGTCATCACGCCGCGGTCGAAGAGCACCGACCCGCCCCAAACCCAGCGCCGCGTTGCCCGCCCGATCATCTCGGCGCCGGTCGGCAACCTTTGCCCGCCGTCGATGCTGCCCCATGCCATCGGCCCGAGCTCCTCGACGATCGTGTAAACGTGCTCCGGCGTGGCGACGAGGACGGCATCCCCTGGTGTCGGAGAGGCGTCCGGGTGCGGCTCCCTCCAGGCTCCGCGCTCGCGAGCAATCGAAACCACGTCATCGACGGCATCGCCAATTCGGTACGGCGCCGCGAGCCTCGGGTGAACGAGGCCGAGACGGCGCCAGAAGCCCCGCACGGTGAGGGCGCACGAGCTCATCGATGCCATCGCAGCGCGCATCTCGGGTGTCTCGTCGGGCGCGATGAGGTCGAGGTAGCGATCGCGATCGGTCGAGGCGTTGCAGCCGTCGTACGACAGCGCAAGCCGAATCATGTTGTCGCGGATCGGCGTCGAGATCACTGCACGGGCCCCGGGTAGCGCACGCGCCACCTCTGCCAAGCGTCGACCATCGCCCGCGATTCGGGCAGCCCCGCCGAGCAGGAGCCCGAGGCGTACGCCGCAAGGCGCTCGCGCGGGCAGGCCCACCACGACGCCCGCGCGAGCTCGAGCCCGCGCTTGAGGCACGCCCTTCGGTCGGAGCCGTGGAAGCCGCGGATCTGGAGAAGGCAGCCGTCTCGCCCCCCGCCCCGCACGCGCCCCTCGTCGACGTCGGCGCGAAGGCCGGACTCGTGCACCGCAATCGAGACGAGGAGCAGCGCCGTTTCCCATTCCGAGAGCCCGTTGATGGGCCCCGACTCGTGGACCTCGGCGACGACGTCGTCGGCGATCGACGCGTAGCGCACCGCATCGGCGTGGTAGCGCTCGATGCCGCCGCGCGGGGGAACGAGGGCGAGGAGGAGCGCGAAGAGCAAGGGGCTCACGGGGTGCCCGCATCGGCCGAAGCGACCTTCTTGTGGCGCGCCTTGACCTTCGGATTCGCCGCTAGCTTGCTGTAGCAGCTCGAGTCCACCGCGAGCGCCGGCGTAGCGTCGGGCGTCGTCCTCGTCTCGACATACTTCAAGCCGGCATCGGCGAGCTCTTGCCCCTGGACGCAAAGCGGCTCCCTCGAGGGGTCCGCCACGTCGAGCACCAGCGCGCAGAACGCTTCGGCCCCATCGATGATCTTTGCCGCTTCCTGCTGCTCGGCGGGGGTGCAGGCCGCTTCGAGGAGCGCGGCGGAGCAGCAGAGCGCGAGACCGGCGGCGCACGTCATGGCGACGCGAGCGGCCGTCTTAGGGGTGGGCGGAGCAGCATCGTTCGCGGGAGGCGGCGCGACGCGGTATGGCCCCTGCTTCGGCGGTTCGGCTTCGACGACGGGCGTCACCTTGCCACGCGCGAAGATGGCGCCAAGGAAGGCCACGAGGCCGACGATCGCAGCGTCTTGCTTGTCCGTCAGATGCAGCCCAAAGGCGACGGCGACGCCGAGGGCGAGGGTTACGGCTTGCACGAGCACCACGGGCTCTCGGCGGATGAGCTTGAAAAGCGAATTCATGAGTACCTCACTTCAAAAGATGGGTGACTAGGAGTTCGGCTCCCTTGCCGATGACGGTCGAGGCGACGAAGGCGACGACGAGCAGGCGTTGCAACCGATGGAGCTCTTTCCAGAGCCCCGACCCCTCGACGCCCATCACGGCGTTTGGGGCAGCGCCCACAACCCGCTCGAGCCGCCCGAAGCTTCGAGTCATCGCCTCGATGTCGCCGCGATACTGCGCATGCAGCGCTTCGACCTCACGGCCGAGCGCCTGCGCGTCAACGTCCGAGGCTGAGCGGCGCGCGCGAGCTTCGAGCGCTTGGCGGATCTTCGCAATGTCGGTGCGTGTCTGCTCGGATGCCTCGCATGCGGATTCGGCCGCGATGGCCGCACGCGCGCAGGTCCCGTCGAGCTCCTCGACGTGCCCCGCAAGCGCGCGCACGGCGCCGGCGACGTCGCCGGCGTCAAGAGCGTCGTCGACCTCCGCTCGACGCCTATCCTTGAGCGAGACGAGATCCCCGTTCATTTCTCACCTTTCGGTGCTATCCCATCGCCACGTAGACGAGGCGTCCACATACCCCGTGGCGCGCTTGGTCTGCGTGATGGTCGAGCCACTTCCGCCGGTCGCTTGAATGGTTACCGTTTGCGCACCCGTCGTTTGGTTCGACACGACAAAGCGCGCACCAGGGATATTTGGGACGTTGATCGTTGCGTTGCTTCCGAGAGCCCCTGAAATCTCAAGCGTGGAGTTTTGGGTGACGTCGAGCGGCACGAGCGTGGTCGTCCCACCCGTGGTCGGGATGGCCTTGATCCCCCCGCTCTGCTCGACGATGCACGTTCCGGTGATGGAGATCGGCGTTCCACATCCGGTGAAGTCGCACCCCTCGCCAATGATGACCGTCGAGCTTGCGCCGACGATCACGCCGTAGGTTGCCTGCGTTACCCTGACGTTTCGGAGCACGACCGTAGCGGCCGCGTTGACGTAGACGCCTGCCGTGCAAACACCCGTGATCTTCGCGCCGTCGAGCTCGAGTCGCCCCGCGCCGCCGACGTAGACGCCGTATCCGGTCGCGTCGGCGTTCGCGATGGTAAGCGCTCGCATCCTCCACGTTCCGGTACCCGATAGCGAAACGACCCCGTTGGTTGCCGTCGTCGTCGTGCACTCGAGCCCTACGAGGTCGAGATCGGCCGCGCTCTGCACGGCGTAGGTGCAGTTGTCGGCCTTGAGGGCGACGATCCGCGTCCCAAGCGCTCCAGAAGCAACCTGCACGCCGACAACGCTATTTCGGACGTCGCAGCGTTCGATCCTCGTTCCCGCCGCCACACCATGGGCGCCAGCGTTGACGAGAATTCCGTAGCTCGTACAGGCAACGGCCGCAAAATCGAGCACGGCGCAGTTGTAGCTCGGCCCCACATAGGCGACTGCCGCGCCGGTTGCGCAGTTGACCGCGCTGCCTCCCGAGATCACGCAGTCGTAAGAGCCGAGCGAATAGTTAGTGTCCGGCCCTTGGCCGAGGCTCGAGATCGCGAGCCCGATCCCTACGCATGAATCGGCATGACAGTCGTCGATCGTGCAAGAGAAGCAGTCGAAGAGCGTAATCCCTGCCGAGTAGGCGTTGGCCACATAGCAACGGCGAAAGGTGGAATTGTCGTTAGATTGCGCGTAGAAGCCGTTCAGGCCCAGGCTTGACGTTGCTCCCGTGAGATCACATCGACACCCTTCGACGAGCCCATTTCGACAGCTATTGTCGAGCCCAAGCACGGCCGACCGAGGGATTCCGCTGTCCGCGGTCTGCACAACGTCGCGAAACGTGAACCCATCGCACCGCGCCACCTCGCCGAGCTGGTCCCCTGACCCCGTCATCTTGCCGCCCGACCATGTAATCCGCTCGGGCCGCGAAGCGTAGACGGCCACAGTGTCGGTGCTAACCCAAGGCTGGTTGATTGGCTTGTCGATCGTTACCGTCCATGGCGAGCTAGAACTATTCGAGGCCGTGACCTTGTAGAGCACGGACGAAACGCCGTGGGAGATCTGAACGAATTGCCCAACGGCCGGCTTTCCGGTGATGGAGATCGAAAGAGACGAGGCCCCGATGGCCGGGGTGGATGCGAGGGTTCCGCTTCCGATCGCGCTCGGGGCGTCGACGTAAAATGGGTAGTTCCCGGGGAATGCACTCAGCGGAGTGAGGACTGACTTGATGGTTGCCCCGGGCTGGCATTTGACCTCCATGTTCGAGGTCGGGGTTACAACGGTATTCCACTTGAAGGAAGACCCGAGCAGGTGCAGGGTCTTCCCTTCATTCGATGCGATTTCGGCAGGGCCGCCAGCGGCAAAGAGGCGCGCGCCATCATCTGCACCGGTGGCGCTCGAAATCACGAGAACTTCACTGCTGGTAATCTCCACGCGTTCAATATCGAGGCTCATGGTCACACCCATCCCTTCTTCTGCGCGGTAGCCGTGATCGTCGCCGACCCGCTGCTATTGGTCCAAACAACCCTCAACCACCTGTAGGTGCAATCGCGCACCTGCATCATGACCGACGAGGCGCCGGAAACCACGATGCTCGCCACAAGTGCATCGGATGCATCGAGGAACTTCACGGCGACCCATCGGACATCTGAGCCGCCGCCGACGTCAGGATCGGGCCTTTCGTCCAGGCCTCGCGACATGTCGTTGCACGCTTCGAGCGTGAGCGTTCCGGATGGTGTACCGGTCGCCGGGCATTGAATGTTGACCGAAAAGAGCCTCGCGTCTCCCATGTAGAAGCCGGCGCTCTTTTTCGTGGAGTTGAGAACGATCGCGTTCCACGGGGAGGCCGGATCCTGGCTTGCGCCGTCCGAAGACTGGGATTGAAGGTATGCCGTAACGGTACGCATCAGAGCACCTGCTGTCCTTTGAACTCGATTCGGGTCGTTTGGGTCGCGAGACCTGGGGTGTCTTTCAGGTGCGCGCGGCTCGAGCCGGGCCCCTTCTGCTTCTTCGCTTGCGGCGCGCCTTGCGGGCCCGCCGAGCCTCCCGGCGGATAGGCCTGCTGGTAGTTGGTCGAGTCGAAGTTGATTCCAGTCATCATCGACAGGCCGAGCTTTGCGCCCGCGCCCACCTTGCCCGCGAGCCTCGGATCGTGCGCCATCATCGCGACCTGCTCGACCATGCGATCGCGTAGCGTCGGGTAGACCGCGCCAAGCGCCTCGACGTGCGCCGGCGTTAGATCTCCCGCGGCAATGTGCTCCATCACCGCCATGGGATTGTTGACGATCTCGAGCCGCTGCCCGAAGCCGCGGATCTGCTCGGGCGTCGGCGCCCAAGGCCTGGTTTCGAAGGGCTTGGCCGGATTGGGGTTCTTCGGGACGGCGCCGGCGAGGTAGCCCACGGCCCGTTCGTGCGCTTGCTGCACGGCGGCCGAAAGCTCGGGGTCCTTGGCGTAGAGATGCGTCTGCGCTTCGAGCTCGCTCTGCACGCGCTGCGGATTGTCGAGCGCTTCGGCCACGCGATCGAATTGCTGCCCCTTGCTGAGCCCGTTGGCTTGCGGCCCGAGCGTGGCCTTGAATGGATCCGCCGAGGCCTGCTTCGCCGCGACGGCTTCACGCGTGAGAATCGACGGGATGGATGCAAAGGCCTTCGCGGCCGCCTGCGTGGTGTCCTTCGCAAACGCGGAGCCGAGCCAACCGATCGTTTCCGGCCGATCCGTGAACGCCTTGAGGGCTCGGGTCGAGAGGGCAAGCGCTTTGCCGCCGATTGCATTGTCGAGCAGCTTCGTCGCGATGCCCTTGACCGCGCCATATCCCACGATGCCGCCGAGAGGGCCGCCGATCGCGTGCCCAGCGATGCCGCCGACGGCGCCCGCGATGCCCTTCGAGACCAGGCCCACGCCCTTCGAGGCGAGCAGGCTCGCCGCCGTGGTCGGCGGGAGCGAGAGCGCTTGACCGATCTGCGCGAGCTGCTCTTTCTGCGCGAGAAAATCGCCGTAGCTCGTCGAGAGGCCGAGCGCGTTGAAGGCCTCGTTCATGGCCCGTTGCTTCTCGCTCTCGACGATTCCCGCGACTTGCCGCGCGATCTTCTCTTTGCCCGAGAGCTCGCCCGGGGCCTTGTCGAGTAGGCTGTCGAGCCCCTTGATTCCCGTGAGCGAATCGAGGCTCTGAAAAGAAACCGGTTCGGGCCCCTTGGCGGCGATGCGATCGGTGATGCTCGAAAGCTCGCGCGCCTCGGCCGTGTACATGCTCGTTCCCAGCGCGGGGCGCGTCGCCATGACGTCGCCCTGGATCTTCGAGGCGAGTTCCGTCGGCTTGATGCCGAGCCGCTCGCCGAGCTCGGGCGGAGCCTTTGCGATCGCCGCGTCGAGGGTCGCCGCGTGCTCGCTCATGGCGTCCGTTACGCCTTGCTTCATGGCGAGGAGCTCTGCGCGCGTCTTGCCCTGCAAGGCTTCCGGCGCCGCCGTGCCCATGAGCTCGCGAATGCGGCCGTGGTCGACTTGCCCCGCTTCATCGAGCACGCCATGGGCAAGCATCGCGTCCCGGGCAGCGCCCTTTGCGGCGCGCACGCCCTCGGATAGGGCGCCCGAGCCGAGGCCGATGATGCCGCCTAGCCCAGCGCCCCAGAGAATGGATTCTGCGGCCTCGTGCGTGTCGCCGTACGCCGCATGCGCGAGCGCTTGCGGGGCCGCGTAGGCGGCGCCCTCGCCGGCGCCGAGGGCCGCTCGAGTGAACACCCTCGAGGCGATTCCAGGGGCCGCCGCGTCGAGCGCCTGCGCCCCGCGCGCGGCGCCCTGCGCCTCGGCGCCGAGGCCGGCGGTCAGAGCGACGTTCGCGGCGAGGCCGGCAGCGCCGCCGATGAAGCTCGCCGTCCCGTGCTGCGCCTGCGCGCGCCGCTCGCCCTCCGCGCTCGCGCTCTGGTCGTGCTGCCGGATGATGTCCGGCACGCCGAACGCGAGTTGATTCATGGCGCTGGTAGTCGCCGCCGTCGCCGCCGAATCGTTGACCTTGCGCCATGCCTCTACTTGCACTTCGCGCGCGGCGTCCTCGTGCGGCAAAAACGAGAGGCCTTGCCCGAGCGCAAGCTGCGCCGATGAAGCGGGAAGCTCGTATTTTTTGCCCGCCGCATCCTGCATCACCACGCGCTGTTCGCCGACAGGCTGGTAGCGCTGCGGATCCTGCTCGAGGGCCTCGGGCGGAGCGTCGACGAGCCGCGCGTAGGCGGAGTCGTAGACAGGCTGCGGCGTGGCGGCGGGCTCGGTCATGGCAGAGCCTTCAGGCCGGGGATTCCTTGCGGCGGCGGGGGGGGCCCCTTCCCGTATGCGCTGAGCGTGGGCGTTTGCGGCACCGATGCGAAGTGCGCCTTCGCGCGCTCCTTCGCGCGATCGATCGTCGGCTGCGATGCGGTCTCATCGAGCAGCATCGGCTTTGCCACCTGCTCGAGCACGGTCGGGTTTAGCCGAAGCCCTTCGTCCTTCTTCAAGAGCGAAAGGATCTGCCCGTTGTATGCCTCGATCCGCTCCTTCTTCTTCGCGCCTTCCGTATCGGCGAGACCGGCGAATAGATAGTCAAGCGGATGCTCCGTCGGGCGATTCCCTTGCAGGCCCTCGCCCACACGTTCGAGAGATGCGAGATCCGTCTTTTGCGCCGTGAGCTTGTCGAGGTCCTTCTGCCCCGCTTCGCGCGATGCCTTCGGGAGGCCTCCGAGCGGATCCGCGCTCGGCGACGAGCCGCCAACCACGCCGCGGCCCGCGTACGCCGCCGAGAGCTCTTGCGCCGTAGGGGGGGGGCCGCCGTTCTTCACGCGCTCTTCAAAGAATGCATCGGCCGCCTTCTTCACGCCGGCGCGAAGCTGCGCATCACCGCCCGCGCCCGCCGCGGCTTGCTGCAACGCCTGGAAGCGGCGGAGCTCCATGCCCTTCTTGATCTCGTCGTTCTTCGCAACGATGCCCGCGTCCATCTCGCCGAGCTTCGCCTGCTGCTCGGCGCCCGTGTACTGCGCCGCCGCGCCTGCGATCTCGAGGCGCGCCTTCTCGCCCGCGAGCAGCTTCGCCTTGTCGTATTGGTCGCTCTCCCACTGCGATCGCGCGAGCTTGTTGTTCGCGATTTCGTGCCCTACCGTCGCCTCTTTCCACTTCTTGTCGAGGTTCATCTGCTGCGCCTTGATGTCGTTTTCCACGGCGCTGTTGATGATCTCCTGCGCGTAGTTTCGGCCGCCGGCTCCACTGTGCGGCATCGCCGCGCCGAAGGCGCCGAGGGCGACGGCAATCGCGGCGCCGATGCGCCCCGCCGTCCCCTTCTCGTGCCAATAGTGATCGGGGTCGATGTCTTTGAGCGATGCGGCTTGCGCGCGTGCGTCGTCCCATGCCTTCGATGCAGAATCGGTGGCGCGTTGGTTGTGCTCGAGCTGCTGCTGTGCGAGGGCGCCGTATTCTGCGACCGCGTTCGCATGCGCCGCTTGCGTCCGCCATGCGAGATCTTCGGCGGTCTGCGATGCGCCGCCGAGCTTCGTTTGTAGGCCCTCGTTCGCCGCGATTGTGGTCTTGTCGGCCGCGTCGAGCTGCCCAAGCAAACCCTTCTGCGCGGCGCCGAGTCCGCCGCCGCCCGTGGGGCGCGGAGCAAAGCCAGGATCGAAGCCGGGCGCCGCTACGCCGGCGACGGGCGCCGCCTTCACGTCGGCGTGCTCTACCTTCGGGAGCGGGATCTCTTCCTTGATTCTCGGCGCCGCTGCGACCGCGGCATTTGCCTCTTGCGGCCCGCCGCCGCCGCCGGTCGACGGCGGAGCAGAGAGAACCGGGGCTACATCGTTCGGAGCGACGTTGGGGCCGCCCGTGCGAACCCATCCGGGGCCGCCCGGGGTGCCCGTAGGAGCTCCGCGTCCGACCCACGCGAAGCCGTTTGCGTCCCCCGTCGGAGTCGTGTCTACGGGCGCTTGCTGGGCCGGCGGAAGGGCCGAATTGATGGCCACGGGCGCAAGATCGATCTGCTGCGGAGCGCCGAAGCCTTGCGGCAGATAGCCACCCGCTTGCAGCTTTGCGCGCGTCTGCGCGTCGAGGGCTGCGAGCTGCTGCGAGATCGCCTGCGGAGTAGGATCGGCCATGGCTTACGAGCTCCACCACTTCGCGAGTTGGTCGTAGATCGTCGGCGCGGGCGCAGCCGTCGGCGTGACGGCTGCCGGTTCAGCCGCGGCCGTCGGAGGCGTCGCCGATGGCGCAGGGGGCGGCGCGCCGGCCCCCGGCGGTAGAGGAGGCGCAGGCGCTACGGCGCTTGCGGGCGCCGCAACGACCATCGGCGGGGCGGGCGGCGCTGCCGCTGCACCGATGCCGCCCGTGATTCCCGTGGCTGCCGGCGGCGATACCGCTGCTGCGGATCGCTGCGCGGTCTGCTGAATGGCAGCGGACGCGGCCGCTTGCTTGTCGCGCGCAAGAGCGGCCTGGTACTTCGCATTGTCCTTCGCGTCCTCGGCCCGAAACTCCGTTGGGATAACCTTCGCCGCCGCGGCATCGGCCGCGTTGAGCCCTTCGCCCTCATGCCGAATGAGCCATCCCTGATAACTGCTCTGGTCTTGCGGCAGATCCTTGCGCGCGGCATAGGCGCTGCCCTGGGGCAGGGCCCACGGTTGCGCGGCTGCGCGACTCGCGGCTTGCTCCTGCTGAAACGCGGCCGCCGTGGCTGGCGTCACTTGCCCGGCCTGCGCGGCGTCGGTCGCGTTGAGCTTGGCGCCGCGCTGCTGCCGCGACAGCAGCCACCGATCATAACTGCTCTGCTCTTGCGGCAGAGAGCGGTGGTATTCGCTCCCCTCGGGCGGCTTCCATGCCTTCACGAAGAAGCCAGGATGCCCCGGAAGCTCGGCGCGATCTTGCGGCGCCATCCATCCCGCCCTCTTCAGGGCGGCGAGCTGCGCGGGCGTGAGGCCTGCGGGATCAGCCACGGGAGCCCCCTTTCAGGCGCAGCGCCTTTTCGATCTCGGCGATCCGCTTTTCGTGCAGGGCCGCCGCGGCGAGCGTGATGCCGCCGAGGCGCCCATAGTCGACCATCTTGCCGCGTGGGGTTTCGATGACCGCCGACTTGCCGATCGGGGTCTTCTCGAGCTCCTGCGCCATCGGCGACACGTAGCGCCCGGCGCCGTCCGCCGGATCCTTGTAGCGGTAGGAGTGGACGCCGAGCTCGCCGAGCATCGCGCGCACGTCGCGTTCGGCCGGTTCGATCGAAGTCTTCGCGCGCTCGTCGCTTACGAGCTGCATCCCGCCACCCGCGATCAAATTGTTCCGTGGATCCGGAGGCGGCGGCGGGGGGGAGAGCCCCGGAAAGTTCATCCCGCCGATGTTGAAAGGATCGTTCGCGGGGCGTTGAAACGAATTCCCCATTTGCGGCGTCGAGCCCTGCGCAAAGTTGTTTCGGGGATCGGGCGGCGGGACCGCCGGATTGAGCATGTTGCTGAAGTCAATGGGCGGCCCACCCGGAGAGCCGGGAAGAGGCTTCGGAGGCGGCGCATTTCCCGCGCCATTCAGGAGCGGATAGGTGGCCCCGCCGTTGTTCTCGCGCGCTCCGAGGGCCGGATCGTAGGAGACTCGCGGGCCGCCGCCGCCGTAGCCCGAGAGGGGCCCGAGAAGAGGGGCAGCCGACTGCGCTGCGGGTGCAGCCGACTGCATGAAGTTGTTGTTGTTGCCCGCGCCCGCGGCCGTCAGAGCTCGGAGAAAGTTCTGCGTTTGCTGCGCGTTGCTGCCGCCGGCAAGCGCTTGCTGCTCGATGCTCTGCTGCTGATTGGCCTGCTGCTGCATCGGCTGCGTGGGCACGTACGCGCTCGACTGCATCGACGGCATCGGCTGCGCCTGCGCGTTGTACTGCGGCCCCGGCGCGGACTGCGCCGGAGTCGTGGGCAAGCGAATCGGGCTTTGCTGCTGCGGCCCTTGCCCCGGCGGCATCCAAGGTCCTTGAGAGCTCATCGGGTCCCCCTTGCGAGCACGGCAAGAAGCTCGCGCACGTCACGCTCGCCGGAGCGGATCTCCGTCTTCGCGCGCCGGTCGCTCATCTGCTGCATCGGCTGCCCGATCGCGGTCGCCGGCATGACGTTGATGGCCGGGGCAAAATTCGGCGCCGCCTGCTTCTGGAGCGGGCTCGAACCGTAGAGCTTGTCGAAGATGTCCGGTTGATGCGACCCCGGCGCGCTGGCATTCGCGCTGGCGGCGGAGGTCATCGTTCCCTGACCGAACTTCTGAGCCCCTGCGCCGATGCCGCTCGCGAGTTGCCCCGGAATCGGTGACTCCGCCGAGAGCTCCTGCGCATCGGGCTCGGGCGGAGCGTCGTACGAAATCGAGCTATCAACGGGCATCGCTGCCTCCGATCAATGCCGAGAGGAACGAACGCACATCGCGCTCGCCGGAGCGGATCTCCGTCTTGAGACGCCGATCGGAAAAGAGGCCGGCTCCCACCGCGACTCCCGTTCCAACTGCTTGCATTGCTGCACCGGTCATCCCCATCGCGTTGTTCTGCGAGTTGATGGCCTGCCCCATGTCGGTCGAAGCAAGGCTCATCTGCTCCTGTCCGAAGAGCTGCTGATATGCGATTTGGTTCGCAATATCCTGCTGGTTTTGGCCCATCATCGCCTGGAGGTAGGCGGCGTATTCCTGATCGTTGAGCTGGTTTTGCGCCGTCTGCGATTGCAGGTTTGCCATGCTCGTCGCTTGGTTCATGGTGCCCTGCTGGAGGGCGAACTGATTGATGCCGCTCTGATTGGCGAGTTGCGCCTGCTGCATCGCCTGTTGATTGGCGAGCGCGTACTGCGCGGCCGTCGACTGGTTTGCGAGCCCCGCCTGCTGCGCGAGCTGCGCCTGCGTTTGCGAGGTCGTTTGCGACTGTCCACGGAGCCCGCCGAGCGCGCCCGTGAGCTGCTGCTGCGCCGCCATGGCTTCTTGCGAGCGGCCGAGCGCTGCGGTCTGCGCCATCTGCTGTTGCGCCGCCGCGCCCTGTGTCGCCGCCTGCCGTTGCGCGAGTGCGGGGTTCGAGGCGCCACGCTGCGATCCAAGGGCAGCCATCTGCGCCGCCGTGATCTGCGCCGCCTGCTGCCGCGCCTGCTGCTCGGCGACGCTCGGGCCCTGTCCCGTCGCCTGCGCGGCGAGAAGGTTTGCTTGCTTCGCCTGCGCCGCTGCGAGCTGCTGATCCTGCGCCGTGCCGAGCTGTGCGCCGCTCGTCATCATCGCGGGCGCCGCCTGCGCGCCGCCATAGAGCGACGAGAGCCCCATTTGGGTCATTTGGGCCATGGGCGCGGATTGATCCGTCCGGGTGTTCATCCCGTTCTGAATCGCGCCGTAGACCGCCTTCGAATTTGGATCGTCGAAGGCCTGCCCGTTCGCGTACATGAAGCCGCCGATGGACGGAGATGCGACCACAGCCCCCGATGTCGGCTGCGAATCGCGCGCATTGTGCGCCGTTAGGTCGGAGCTCGTATACCAGGAGCCCGGGCCCGAGCCGTACTGCTGCGCGCCGTTCGTGAGGCGCGGCGCGACGTAGCCAGGATCGGGAGCTTGAGAGGTCATTGGGTCCCCGTAATTGCCGTTGCCGGCAGTTGTGCTCCCTTGAGCGCGCCTACTCGAAACGTCAACGCCGAGATCGCGTAGCCCTCGCCGTAGGGCGCCTGCTGCGTGTCGCTCACCTTGAGTGAGATTGCGGTGCACCGCTGGCGCTTGAAATCGATGCGGAACTGATACGGGGTGTAGCTGCCGCCCCAAACGCCGCCGCCGGATCCCCACGTTCCGCCGCCGGATCCCCATGTCGTGATGTTCTGCGACGCGTCGATCGTTCCCTCATCGCTGTAGACGTTCGCGTAGTCGTAGGCCACCTGCACGCGCAGGCTATGCGGGCTCTTGTACGCGCCGAGGATCCAAGCCTGGTAGACGCGCTGAAACCCGTTCAGTTGATTGAACGCGAGATGCGGCGTCGTCCACGAGAGATAGACGGGCGAGCCGCCATCCGTGAACTTTGCCCGGTTCTGCGCGTAGACGATTCCGGAGGCCTTCACGAACACGAAGCGGGCTCCGAAGGAATCGGAATCCTGCGCATCGTGGTTCGTCCACGTGCTCCATTGGTCGTAGTAGTAGTCGAAGACGAGCGCGGGCCCGCTCGACGTCGTGAAGATCACTTGATTGGCGTCTTGATCGAGCGTCGACGAAGTGATCTCGAGGTCGTTGTACCTCTCGACCGGCGCGCCGATGTACGTGGCATTCATCGAGCGGTCGAGCTGATAGATCCCCTTGTCGGTCTGAAACATGAGCCCGTCGGGCGTAGAGACAACGCTGTTAGGGTTCGAGCAGCCGACGTCGGTTGTCACGTACTGTGGGTCGGGGAACGTCTGCCCGTCGCCCGTATCGTTGGGCCCGTCGCCCGAGAGAACGAAGATCGCCGAGCGCTTGAAGATGATAAGCTTGTCATCCATCAACCCGAGCGCCGTGATGGCGCCGCCTCGCGGGTCGCACCCGAGCGTGAGCGAAGCTGAGAACTCGACGGGAATCGTGTTGAAGTTCGTGTTGTCGAATCGATTCTTCGAGTACCAAAGAAGGTTCGGATCTTCGAGCCCGGCGACAATCACGCGCCCCTGATAGAGCGAGATGAGCGAGCATGCGGGCGGCGCCGCGTTGTCCAGTACGCCGCCCGTCGTGTAGAGCAGCTCGTCCGCCGCGATGTCGGCGTCGGCGAGCTTGTCCGTGAAAGTCACGGTGTCGTTCGTCGGGTCGTTCAGAAGCGAGCCCGAGCCGAGCTGCGAGGTGATGCGATGAAAGGTCACGTCGTTGACCGCGGTCCGATAGATCGCGACGGCGACGTTGCTCTTGGCCGTGAGCCGGAGCGTCGAGATCGTAAGCGTTACGTGATTCGTCGCCGTAACAGAAACCGTGACGGGCTTGCTCGTTCCGGAGCGGTGGATCTGCCCGTGGTTGTCCGTCCATTCCCACACGATGACGTATTGATAGGAGCCCGTAGAAAGGCTCCCATCGCTCCCGCTGGCGCTTGCCGTGAAGTGCTCGGGGTCGAGGTGGAAGCCGTGCTCTACGGCCGCAGAGCCGTCGTAGCTCTGCAAGATGCCGCCGACGAAAAGGAGCTGCCGCGCGCTCGTCGCCGCGAGAAACCGGTTCGGGTGCGCGAAGTCGAAACGCGTCGACGAGACGCCGAGGAGAGCGAAAAGGGTGTTCGCTTCCGTGATGATCTTGCCCTTCGTCAAGTTCGCCCACAGCCACGTACCCGTGTCGGCGAGCGAGCACTCCGAAAGCATCCCGTTCGTGCGAAGGCCCCCGCCGACGTCGGCGCCGATCTTCGCGACGATGGGGAACGTGCTCGAGAGCTCGGCCGTGAAGTAGGTGCTTTGAAGCGGCGACTCGTGCGCGAAGGTCGCGTAGCTCTGCCCGTCTTGCGTGAAGGCTTTCGCGGCGAGCCCGACGCTTCGAAGCGTTCCGACCGTGGCAACCGTCCCGCCGCTCGTCGTGGTCTTGAGCTTCGAGAGGTGGTTGTAGGTCGCGCTCGCCTTGACCTCATAGACGATCTGCATCTTGAGCGCCGTGGTCGGCGATTCGACCATGGTGAGCGCGAGCGACTCCGCCGAGGCGTCGACGACCGTATCGGCGAGCACGGCGACGAGGTTGTAGGTGTAGACGGCAACGCGCACATCAGCGCCGGTCGCCCATCCGATCCAGATGTTCTGCACGCTGTCGCCGACAACGGAGAGGACCGAGAGCTTTCCGCCGGTGATTGCCTTGTTGACCGTATTCTCGACGATGACGGGCGCGGCAGGATTCACGGCCAGCGTTTGGTCGAGCGTCATCAGCTGGATCGCGCCCGTCACGGTCGATGACGAGAGGTAGCCGATTGCAAGCTTTGCCCCGATTACCGCCACGTCGTAGCCGAAGGCCGCAAAGCCATCTGTGAAGATCGTGGTCTTCGCACCAATGACCGTGGGGTTCAGTGGATTGATCGTGCGGTAGTAGAGACTTTCCGTTCCGTTGCTGAAGAGGATCACGATCTTGCCGGCGAAGGCGATGACCTTCGGCTGGACGCCGGCGACGTCGACGAGCGCATTGCTCACGGCAAAGGCTCGCGTGGTCGCATCGACGACGGAGTAGCGTACGCCGCCGCCCGAGTCTTCCCACGCGTACACCTCGATCCCTTTGAGGATCGCGACGTCGGGGTTAAGCTGCTGCGCGCCGGTGATGCGCACGATCGTGCTGTCGGTCGCGATGATGCTCACGGCGTTCCCACGGTTGAGCCAATTGCCCGTCGCCTCGACGTGCGAATAGGCGTGCTTCCCGTCGAATAGAAGAAGCTCGTTCTCGTGCGATGCGATGGCCTGCGCGGCCTGCACTGCTCCACCGCCCTCGACGCTCGTCGAGAACGTGTCGTAGCCGAAGCGCTTCGTGATCTGCCCGCCGCGCGTGAATTGCCCATTTTCGAGCGCGAGCAGCTTGCCAGCGAGCACCTGCGCCGGGTCGGTCTTCGTGTCGATACCGCCCGAGAAGGGGATGGGAACGAGCTGCGGCTCGAGACTCATTGCGTGAGCCCCAGAAGCTTGAGATCGGCGAGCAGAGTGCCGAGCACGTGGGCCACTTGCGCCGTAGTCGCGCCGGTTTCGTCGAGCGATCGCGACGTGCTGTGGTTCGTCGTGGTGTAGGTGGCAGGGGTGACGGGTGTCACGCCGAAGCCGTATTTCCCTGAGTTCGAGTAAATCTGAATGTCGTTGGCGGCTTCCCACGTCGCAACGAGCCCTGAAACGTGGGCAGCAAAGGCAGCGTCTCCGTTGTAGGTGGTTTCGACGATGAAGTTTCCTCCGGTACCGATGAGCACATGCACCCATCCGCCAGAGCCAACATCGTCGATGACGAGCCCGTTTCCCGTAGTGCTCCCGTCGCCGAAGAAAACGGGAACATCGGCGATTACATGCGTTCGCGGGACGGAGCTCGACGTAAGGTGCTCGACCTTGAGATTCGTTACCCCGCTCGCGCTCACCTTGACGGCGAGGAACCCCGTCGGCTGCAACGTCAGGTTGCCGGAGCACACCGCCGAAATAGCCACCGCATTCGTCGCGTCGCCGATCGTGATGTTGTCGCTCGAATCGGTCGCGACAAGCGAAATGTCCGCCGCCCCGGCATTGTTCCGCGCCTTGATTGCGGACACCTTCGAGAGCGCGATCGCTCCCGTGAGGGCGGGCGCTGCGCCCGTCGTGATGTTGCCCTGCTCGGCGTTGTAGACCGAGATCGCAACCCACTTCGACGAGCCATCCGAGAGCAGCATGACGCCGCCCCACGCGGCGGAAACGACGTAGCTCGTCGCGCCCGCGATGGTGTCGGCGCCCGCGCGCAGGATCGTGAATGGATGCGTCTGCGCCGTGCCGCTCTTATCGAGGAAAACGTACAGACGCCCCGCCGTGACGGCGCCCGCTGCGGGCATCGTGATCGTGCGCGCTCCGCCCGTGTCGACGAGGTAGAGCGTGTACGTGTCGCTCGCGAGAATCGTCGGCGAGCTCGAGACCGCAAGCGCCTTCCACGTCGTGGGGCCCGTCGTGACATTCACGGCGCCGCCGCTCGTCAGCTTGATGGCCGTGCCGCTCCCGTCGTTCGCGTACATGTCGCCGCCGACGAAGTAGACGCAGTCCACGTCTCCCGAGGCCGAGAGCGTGCTTCCCTGGTCGGTGTATCGCGACGTGCGAAGGTCGACGACGTTGTGGCTCACCGCGAGCGAGTCCTTGAACGACACGTCGCCGTCGATGGCGAGCGCTGCCGCCGGCAGCTTCTTTCCATCGGTCGGCGCGCCCGTGTGCGTGTGCCCGCCGATCGTCGTGAGCGCGTTCGACACGTCCTGCGCGGCGTCCGGCTCGACCGTGCTGAGGGCGACCGGATTCGTGAAACCCATATTCGGATCGACAGGCATCAGAACACCACCAAATCCGCCGTGACATCGGCCGACGTGTGAAGGTCAATCGTTCGCTCGGGCGAGGCGTTCGAGTCCTGCGAATCCCATAGCGTGGCCTGCGCACGCACGCGTGCGGGGTGCCATCCGACGAGCTTGCGCCCGAGCTTGTGCGGCACGTGGTTCGTCTTCCCGCTCTTCAGCACGACGCCTTCGAGCAAGAGCGCATCGGCCGTTGGGCTCTTCGCGAGCGGGTCCAGCACGTCAGAGACGTTCGCTTGGATGCGTTGAAGCACGCGGTCCTGCGTGTTGACGGATTGAAAGCGCCTCAGAGCCATCCGCCGCCCCCGCGCCCGTAGCCTCCGGGCCAGAACTGATTGTTGTCGCGGGTGTCCTCGGCGTGCTTCGGCGGGCCCGCGTCGCGTGGCCTCGCCGAGTCCACGATCCGCTTTCCGAGCGCCTGCTTCTGCACGAGGAAGATCGAAGGGTCGAGGTCTTCCTTCACCTTCACTTTCGCGCAGCAGTCCGCGACCGCGTACTCGTGCCATGCGTTCGTGTCGAGGTAGCTCGGCAAGTCGTCGCCACTCGCGAGCGGCGCAAACTTCGCCGTGTACCAGAGCTGGTACACGGCGCTCGCATTCTGCGTCGGGATGAGCTGCACGACGTTGCCTTGCAGCCGGTAGAAGATGTCGAGGTAGCCGTATGCGACGTTGACGAACGGAAACGCAAACCGGTTTCGCTGCTGCATCGAGTAGGGAAACAGCGTCACCCATCGGCTGCCGATCTCCCGGTCGACGCCGCGGAGCTTGTAGAAGTCGGCGGGAAGCGGGAAGCTCGAGCCGCCCGCGACCACGATCGGGGTGGATACCGAAAGCTGGTAGTCCTCGTACGTGGTCGCAAGCAGATCGTAGAGCTCGGCGAGCGATGAGTTCAACCACGAGACGAGCTCCGGATCCGTGACGAATTGCGAGTTCACCTTGTCGGTGCGCTCCCGCACGGTCGCCACGAGATCCGAAAGCTTCGTCATGGTCAGTACTCGTCGCCGTGCATGTCGCAGAGCTGCGAGAACGCTTCGGTAGCGGCGTCGACGTCGCCGCCCTTCACCGCGTCCATGAAATCCTGCATGGCAGACTTCATGTCCATCCCGTCGCCCTCGCCCTTGCCGTCTTCGCTGTCGGGAGCGTCGTCGGAGTGGTCGGGCGAGTGGAGCTTCGGCTTGCCCATCCCGATGATCAGCGCGTTGGACATCTCAATCCTCCTTCAAATTCTGGAACGTGAAGGAGAACGCGAAGCCGCTCGAGACGATGTTCGCGAGCAGTCCATCCTGCGTGTAGAGAAGCGTGATGGTCTGCGCCGCGATGTCGTCGGTCGCCGTGGTGAGCAGTTGTCCGCGCGTGTTGTACTGCCAGAGGTTGAACTGCCCCTCGAGCTCGAGCCCCACGTTCGCCGTGGTAGAAAGCCCGAGGTTCGTCTTCGCAGTCGAGCTCGTGTTCATCGCGATCGACGAGGTTGACCCGGCGACCGGATCGATGATCCGGAGGTACTTCCCGCCGAGAATCGAGGCGACCGCAGAGCCGCCTTCCGCCGTGTTGATCTGCGCGGCGATGTCCGCCACGCTCGAAGGCGTCGTGAACGTCGTCGTTTTCTCGCCGCCGGCCGAGGCCGTCAGCAAGAGCGTTTCGCCGTTCAGGGCCGAGAGCGTGAGCGCCGTAAGATCGGCCGTTCCGATCTTCGTGCCGAAGGCCTTGGGCTGCTCGGCCTGTGCCGTCCACGCCTTCAACTTGAACCAAGCGTCATCGAGCGTGAACACGTACTTTCCCGTCGAGGGGTGTGCGACCGACGTGATGCCGCGCGGCAGATACAAGACGTCTCCGTCTTGATCCTTCACGGTCCCGTCGTTGATGTTCGTCACGTCTCCATTCGAATCCGTGAGCAGTCGCCCCGTGACAATGAAGATCTCGGGGTGCAGGTATTTGGTGAACTGAAAGCCGCGTACGCTGGCCATCGTTGCCCCCTTACGGGTTCACCCGGATGTTGCAGCAGTGCATGGGCTCCTGCACGGTGAACGCTCCAAGCGAGTAGAAGCGGATCTCCATGCCCGAATCACTCGGCGTGCGAAGCCAAATGTTTCCATCGAGGTCCCACAAGCGAACGATCTGCCCCCATGAGCGGAGCTTCAGCGTGTCCATTTTGACGAGGAACATGCTGTTTGCGGGGCAGGAACGGTCTGCGAGGCAGGTCACGACGGAGCCGGAGCCCGCGACCTTGATGCCCTCGTAGCCGACCTGCGCCGTGCTCTGCACGTTGACGATCTGCGCCTTCGAGCCGAGCTCCTTCGAGAGCGCGGCGAACTTCTTGAAGGGCATGAAGCAGTAGTCAGGATCGCCGCCGATCAAGTTCGTCTGCGCGATCGCGTCCTCGATGACGCTCGAGATGCTCGAGCCGCTCGTCCCGTCGATGTACGTGCCCGCGAGGCGGGTCGGCATCACGGTTCGGTCGACGTTGTAGAAGCTGTCGCCGCCCGTCGGGCCGCCGTACGGAATCCAGCCGGAGAGGCCTTGGAACTTCGCGTTCCGGTCGCCCGTAACGTAGAGGTAATCGCCGTGGTCGGCCGTCGGCACGCCGTCGGTCGAGTCGGTGATGTTGCACGGCGTTCCGCCGGGAACCGGGGTCGTCGCGACGGTGAGCGTGCCCGCCGTCACGTTGACGGCCGACACGTAGAGACCGTGCGAGGCCGAGCCGTACGCGCGCGTCGATGCGCTCGATTGGGTCTGTGCGACGTCGAGCTGCATCCCCACTTCAAAGTTCGTGGCATCCGCCGCCTGCGCGAGCTTGAGCGTCGAGCTCGCGAGCGTGGTGTCGCTCGAGATCCGGCCGCGGAAGCCGCTTGAGTCGCGATACATCGACACGGCGATGTCGTTGCCGAAGTTCTGCATGTGATTGTCGGGAATGAGCTTGATGGCGCGCAAAAACGCGCCCTTGTCGCTCGTCGACATCGCCATTAGCTTCGTGGCAACCGTCGCATCGTCGTGGTTCTCGACGTACTGCACGATGTAGTCCGCCATGAGCTCGCCGCTCTTGGCCGACATGGATTGCGCAGTTGAGAAGGAAGCACTCCGGCTCTGCCCAGCGCCGTAGACGATGGGTTGCACGAAGTACTTGCCTTCGATTTTCTCGTCCTTCGGCACCATGCCGAGGAGCGCGTTTTTCTTGTAGATCGCATTCGCAACGCGATCGTCGCTGTAGAGCTCTTTCAGCATCGCGCTGAGCGAAGAGCTGGTATTTCCGATAGTCATTTGGATCAACTCGCGGGTTGAGCGTTGAGGTCATGCCCGCGAGCTTCGAAGCTCGAAGCGGGCGCCTGCGTCGCTCTCGTCCCGTGTGCGCGTTGATCGTTTGCGCGTTAGTCGTCGATGGGTCGAGATGTTTGCCGTTTCCGGCAAACTTCAATGGTCAAGGCAATTATTCACGCAATCCCCAACTTTCGCAACACATCATCAACGTCTGCGTCTCGGTCGCCGGGTTTCGTAGGCCTTACGCCGTTTTGCGCCGCTCCCGCGCCGGGGTGGGAGCGGTTCGAGAGCGTCTTTGCCACGCCGCGCGCGCCCTGCTTCGCCGCCGTGTCAGCCGCCGCCTGCGCCGCGCGGAAGCGCGCCGCAAACTTCTTGGTCTTTTCGAGCCTGGCCAAAGCGGCCTCGAAGGCCTTGGCGTGGTGCTCTTCGAGCTGACGCGCTGCTTCCGCCGGCTGAATGATCTCGCCGCTCTCGCGCCAATGGCTCTCGATGGCGTCGAGCACGTACGCGCTCGCCGCGCGCGGGTCGCCGTCGTGGTATGCGAGCAGGGCTTCGTGCGCATCCGCGCCGGGGCCCGCGAAGACGCTCCCGACCGTGCCGAGCGCCTGCGACCGCATCGCCTGCGTCTCGTACTGCGCCCGAGCGTTGCGCTCCTGCGCAAGCTGCTGCTCGAGCGCCTCGACGCGGCGCCCGTGGTCGACGATGGGGTCGATGGGCGCGCCCACGTCCTTCAAGGCGTGATGCGTAAGAGCTTGGAAGTACTGCTTTTCATCGATTCCGGCGGCCCGTAGGAGCCCTACGGGGTCCTCTTTCCATTGCCCGGACACCTGCCCGAACTTGGTCGCGCGGTCGTTCATCTCGCGCGCCTGCTTCATCGATTCATCGGCCTTGCGCTTGGCCTTGCCGGCGGCGAGGAACTCACGGCGGAGCTCGAGTCGGCTCTTCTCGGCCTCGGCGGGCGCTTCGGCGGGGGCTGCTGCTTCCGCCGGCGCTTCGCCGCTCTCCTGCGCTTCGATCTTCGCGATGATGGCGTCGATGCCGTCGCCGTGCGCCGCAATGGGGGTTGCGGGAGCCTCGGCCGGGGTGGCGGCTGCTTCGGGTGCTGCGACTGCTGCGGGTGCTGCTTCGGCCATGGGAGGAGCTCCTATGCGGCGTTCTGAAAGGGTTGCTGGGGCGGCGAGGGCGGCGGCGCCATGCCGCCCGTCGGGCCCTGCGGTACGCCCATGGCGCCGGGGGGCGCGGGCGGCGGCGCAGCGGCTTGCTGCTGCTGCTTCATCACGAAATCGATGTCCTGCGCGTACAGGGCGAGCTTCGAAAGCACGCTTTCCGAGCAGCCTTGCAGCCGCGCAAGAACCACTTCTTGCGCCGCGACTTGCATGGCGAGCGCGAGATTCATCTGCGGAACGGGCTTCCAGTCGATGTCGTAGCGGTCTTCGTCCTTGATCCGCCCGATCGTCGCCTGCACGAGATCGGCCGAAGCCGTCTCGAGGTTCGCGAACCTCTTCAAGTCGGGGATCTCGAGAAGCGACATCATCACTTCCTTGGGAATCCAGCCGTTTGCGGCCCATTCCGTGATCGTTTGCAGCCGCCCCGCCGGCGTGCTCGGCAACCCGGAGACGGGGTAGACGAAGATCTTGAAGCGGTCATCGTCCATGTCGACGTCCGACCACTGCACGCGCTTGAGCCCGTCGCCGTAGCTGTCCTTGACGATGACGGAAAGATCCTCATCCGATGAGTAGAGATCCTTCGAAAGGTCGACGATGGCCTTGGCGAGCCGGACGAAGAAGCCTTCCCATCGCTGGCCGATGATCTGAAAGCGACCGCTTGCGATGTCGGTCGCCTCGCGAATCGCCGCCCCGCTTTCGAGCCCGGGCTGCTTCTGCCCTTGAGCCATGCTCTGATTGATGCCGATGATCTGGTAGGCCTGCTGCACGAGCTGCCATAGGTGGGAGTACACTTCGGGCGACATGCCCGGCGGCGTCCCGTACTGCGGCGGCGTCTCGCCCGCGAAGTACACGAGGCGGCCGATCTCATTGCTCGCAAGGTGGTCTTCGACGACGTTCGAGCCCGTCGGCACGAAGCAGACGGACGCGCAGACGCGACGCTGTGCCGTGCGAATGTCGCGCAACGTGTCGTTGATGTCGCGCTGAAGATTGAGGATCTCTTGCGCGATGCCGCGGCCCCAGAAGCCGAGCGTCTGGTGATACCAGCGGAAGAAGAAGATAGGGTAGTAGTCCTTTTTATATTCCTCGTCGAGGAGCGCAGCCGTTTCGATGCTGATGACGTGGCGGCCGTCCTTCGCGCGAGCGCCGCTCTTCAGGTGCCACGACTCAATCACGGGGATGACGTCGGCGACCGATTGCGACATCGCTCCGCCGCTGTCGGTGTTCGCCTTGAGGATCTCTTCCTTGCAGTCGGGATAGAGCTCGATCAACTCGTCGCGAGAGCGCCACGTACGCTGATGGATCTGCGTGGGGAGCTCGCGCATTCCCTCGAGGTCATCGACGAGGATTTCCCCAATCCATACCCATTCTGCGCGTACGCGCTTCTCGTCTTCGTCGACGAGCAGCTTCAGCGCGCCCGTTCCGTACACGCATGCGTCGCGGAAGACCTTCTCGCCGATCTCGTAAAGCTCGGTGTCCTCGATGACTCCGGCGACGTAGCGCGTGAGCTTCTCGGCCTTCTGAAACGTCTGGTAGTCGGCGCCGTCGCCGAGAAAGAGCGGCTTCGGGCGATTCTTCGCCACCATCGAGCATGCGGTATCGATCGCGTTTTGCACGATGTTGAGCGTGATCCGCCCGTTCGATCCCCATGCCGAGGAACGCTCTGAGTAGTCGGTCGCGGCGTAGTGGCCTACGAGATCGATATCGTTGTAGGTCATGGCGTAGAGGTAGTTTTGCCTCCGACGCTGCGACATGTTCTCGTGAATCCGATCGGCAACGGTCTGGATCGATTCGTAGAGCTGCTCGCCCTCTTCGACCCACCATCGAACGGACTCGCGCCCGTTGCGCCGGCGGTCTTCGATCTTCGAACGGTCTGCGAGTACAGGCATGGCGCTACCTCGACGAGCCGAGCGGCAAGCCGCCGCGCTCGAAAGCCTTGAATCCGTCATCGCCTTCGATCATCTCGTCGAGGCTCGCGGGCATCTTCGGCCGCTCTTCTTTCGCGGGCGGCGCGATGACGAGCGGGCGCTTGACCTTCATGTCGCCGAATTCAACTTCTGTCACGCCATGCTTGACCATCAGCGCCATGGTCTTTTCGAGCAGCTCGTAATAGGTCGCTGCGTCGTTCATCGCATCCCTCCAACGAGTTGCCGAGCCTCGCGCATCGCGTCGAAATCGGCATAAGGGTCGTCTTCGCGCGAGGCTCGTCGGCGCAACGCGGTTTCGTACTGCTCGCGGAAATCCTGCGGCGGCGCGGGAGGCTTCTCGCGCTGAAATTGGTGCACTGAATGCCGATGCGCGTAGAGCGCTGCATCGGCGAGGTGATTTTGGTGGCGCTCGCTCTCGAGAAAGATCCCTTTCGAGCGCGCGCGCCGGTCGACGACGAGCGCCGACCATTCGGCCGCGAGCTCTCGATTCAGCGAATCGATCGCGAGCACCTTGCCCGCGAGAAAGTCGGAGTTCATCCGCGCGATCGCGGTTTCCTTCTCGCGCTTCTCGGCGGGCTGCACGGGAAGGGTGAACTCGCCCGCGAGCGTCTTCGCGACGAGCTTCCCGGTGCCGCTCCCGCTGTCGACGAAGATCGTCTCGATTGGGTAGCGCGAGCGGTACCCAACGATCTCGGCACCGATGAGCGAGATGGTGGTGTGCGAAACCTTCTTGCTCTCGACGACGTAAAAATGCGGATCGTCTCGGCGGTACGCGCAGACAACAAATGCGGTCGCGTCTTCCCATCCGAGGTCGAGCCCCATGATGTACGTCCAGCCGCGGCCGGACAGAAGCGACAGCGCCGTCTGGCTCGACGCGCCGATGGTGTTCGCGTTCGCCGAGAATTTGTACACGACGTCGGTTTCATCGAGCACCCACTGCCCGAGCCACTCACGCCGGAAGATTGGATCCTGCGCATGCGCCGGCCCTCGCTCCCGCTCGCGCCGCTCGAGCTCCTGCTGGAACTCGAGCCGCATGTAGGGATTGTCGGCCATCGTCCACGAATGGACATCCCATCCGGGCATACGGTCCGCCGCGGGCGAGCCATCGGGCTTCTGCTTCGTCACGCGGTACCAATAGTGCTCGCCCATTTGGGTTCCGGGCACGCCGCCGAGCTCGAGAAAGCCCCCCCCCTTGTTGCTCCAGTCCTTCACGGCGGGCCACAAGCAGCCCTCGACGAGGGACTCGAGATCCTGCGTGTAGTCCTGGCACTCGTCGACGATCGCTCGGTGATACTTGCCCCCGAGGATCCTCTTCATGTCCTGCGGGCTCGAGTCCATGCCGGCGAGCTGAATCACGCTCCCGTTCCAGAGCTCGAGCCGGCGCTTGACCGTTCCATAGTGGTACTGCTCGGGCTTGAGTACCTGCATCAGGATCGATTCGAGGCAGTCACGCCAAATCGCGTTCTCCGCCGAGTCCTTCGAAAGCCCGATGTAGAGCTGCTTTCGGCGCGGAAAGACGAAGGCGTCCTCGAGCAGCTCGAGCGCGAAGCTGTTGCTCTTGCCCGAGCGGCGCGGCGTGAATGCCGCCTTTCGCTTCGCGGGCGATCGCACGTAGGTGATCTGCTCTTCGAAGCCGTACGTTTCGGGGATCGGCTTGCGCTCGAAGCGCGCCCTGAGCTTTGCGAGGATGGCGTCTTGCGCGTTCACGCGGCCGCCCTCGCCTCACTCCACCGATCCCAGAAATACGGATCGAAGAGCACGCGCTTCTCTTTGACGAATGTGCCGAGGTACTTCGAGGCTTGTGTGACGGCGTACGCGTCTGCCCAACCGATGAGATGAGCCCCCACGCCGAGCCGGCGAAAGAGCTGCTTCACGTATGCCCAATGGATGACCATGAGGCCGGGGAACTCCGTCGTGCAGGCCCATCCAACGATCTCGGCGTCGTCGTCGGGATGCACGGCGACGCGCGCGCCGCATGCATCGAGGCAACGGCGGACGTGCGCGGTCTGCCGCGGAATGAAGATGTCGCGCGGCACCCAATGCGCCGGCGCGCACTGGTACGCGCCCTTCGTCCACGACGAAAAAATCAGCGGCTCATCCGACGGGCGCGAGGCGCGGACGACGACGTCCATCGCTCAACCCGCCATGCCTTCACGCAGCGCGTGGCGCAGGTTGTCATCGGCCTTCACTTGCCGGTCCAGCTCGGCGCGCGAGACGCCGAGGTCCGCGCACACCAGATCCAGGTCGCCGTTGTAGCGGCGGGCGAGGGATTCGAGGTCGACGGCGAAAATAGGCTGCGCGTGCTCGGCGAGGCAGTACCGGACCGCATCGCTTCGCAACGGCTGCCCGCATCGGCATTGGGGCGTCGAGCCCTCTTCGCGCAGCTTCGCGACCTGCGCGGGCGAGAGCAGCTTCGGCGCGACGGAAACCGCCCGCGGCGAGGTCTGCACGGGGACCGTCGAGCCGAGCGCCGTTTTCATTGCACGGCTCCCGGCTGCTGCCCGGCGAGGCGTGCGTAGAGCTCTCGAGCTTCGTCCTCGGGCATGGCGTCCACGTCGACCGGCGCCTGCGCCTCGGCCGTCGCGGGCCCGACCCGCTCCATCGCGATCCGGAGCTCCGCCGCTCGCCGCGTCTCGCCGAGCCGGTCCAGGATTTCGCAAGCCGCCCGGATGCGGGTTGTGGGTTCGGACAGTGCGGCCACGAGAGCCGCCCTGGCGAGCCCAGCAAAGGGCTCGAGGCTGTCCAGGCTGTCCAGGACGGCGGCTGGCGTCCGGGGCGCGCCTAGGGGCCGTAGCGTGTCAGCAATCGGCATCGGCGGCTTGGGCGGTCGCACCAGGGGCTTGGCCGGTTGCCTCGCCGCAGCCATCCGCCGAGTCCCTCGACCGGCGATCCAGGCTCGAACCGTAACGGCCGCAAGCCCGTAGCGCCGCGCCGTGCCCTTGATCGTGGCGCCGGCGGCGATGTCGGCGAGCACCCTTTCGCGGTCTTCCAGCGTGTACGACGCCATTTCCAGGCTTTTACTGCTAATTCGTACCCGGGTCAAGCCAGACCCATGGGTTACGCCTCACCCAGCCACCCAAAAATCGAGGGCGACTGTCGCGAG